GAACAGGTTGGTCAAGTCACTGAAGGAGGCCTTGCCGTCCACGATCAGGCGCTCGAAAAAGTCACCCATGCCATCCCGCATGCGCTCGATGCCGCGCGCCCACGCTACCGCCATGGCGTCCGACTGCTCTGCGGCCGCTTTTGTCGTATCAGAAAATGCGCTTTCCACCTGCCCAGCGGCTACCTTGGCCGAGACGGTGACCTCCTCGAGGGCGGCACCATATGTTTCTGCCGTGTAGCTTGCCGATTGCGCAGCGATGCGTGCGGTCTCATCAAAGGCGCGGCTGCTATCCGCGACGAACGCATCAATGGCGTCAGACGGCAACGGCTTCATCAGGAGCTGGTCCAGCTTTCGCCTGGATTCCTCGATCTCGCTATCCATCGTGAGCAAGAAGCCCTCGATGGCGTCTGTGTACTGCACCTCATCCACAAACGGGAGCTTGTTCCATATTGCGGTCAGCTGCGTTCCCAGCCAGTTGAACTTTTCGAAGATGAACCGGTATACCTCCTGAAACACCAGCTTCATGCCGTACCAACCGACCTGAATGCCGCGAATGCCATCAGCGAATATCCCGGCGGCGTTCACCATGTGTTTGAAAGCGTTCCCGACAACATTCGCGGCGCCGCCGGCCTCTTTGCCGATGCCAAAAATCTTGTTCGCGATGCTCTCCAGAACTGGCGCAAACTGGATCGCCATCTGCTGCGCCACACCGGTCATTGTGGCGCGCACCCGAGACATGGCATCGTTCGCAGCTTCAACCTTGGCGGCATCGATGCGGCTGATCGACAATCCAGCATCGTCCGCCTCGCGCGCAAACTGATCCAGCGCACCCACCCCATCCTTCATGGTGTTGACCAGGGAGACACCCTCGGAATCGAACAGCTTCATGGCCAGGCGCACCTTGTCTGCCTGGTTCTCCACGTTGCCCATCGAGGACGTGATCTGGCGAAACATCTGGTCGGGTGACTTCTTGACCAGATCCTCGGCAGAGATCCCCAGCTCCTTCAACGCGTTCACCGCCTCGCCTGAACCCTGGGCAGCTTCCGCCACCCGCCGGGTCATCCGCTGCAGGGCCATGTCCAAGGTGTTCGAGCTGACCCCGGTCTGCTCAGCCGCGAAACGCAGTTGCGCCAGGGCCTCGGTGGTCACGCCCAGTTTGTCGGAGGTTTTCGCCAGTGAATCGACACTCTGCAGGCCAGAGCGAACCATGGCAGCACCGGCGGCCACAGCCGCAGCGCCAACAGCCGCGCCCCACTTGGCCGCAGCCACGGCACCGCTGTTGAACTTCTCGCGGTATTGCTCCGTGACGTTGATACCGGTTCGCTGTGCGCCGGTCAGCTTCTCCAGCTCATCCTTGGTCAGCTGTACAGAGCGCACAGCGTCCTTGGAGTCACCGCGAATAAGCAGCGTTGTCTGGTAGGTTTTATTGCTCATTGATCACACTCAGTGCGCCATACTCGATGGTGCGTACCTGGTTGAAGACCAGGGATGACTTCTTGATACCCATGGCGTTGATGACGGCGACCACGGCTGCATAGTCGAGCCCTTGGTAAATCACGCTGCCCACCCCGGTAGAAATTCGCCACTGCGTCCTGCACGCCTCGAAAACTTTGAACGCTTTCCAGTTGTCGGGGTGAACTTGGAACACATCGGCGGACTCTGGAGGTGCGTCTGGGATCAGTAGTGCCGCGCTCCCGTCATCCTCATCTGATACGGCCGACCGCAGAGACTTTGCCCAGAAGCGGCCGACCTCTATCAGTTTTTTTCGAGCGCCCTCTTGCCGACGAGAACCGACATCAGGCCGCGCACCAGGGCGGTCCGGTATTCCCTGGAGTCCATCACGGCCGCCAGCGCCTCCGGTGTATAGGGGATCTCGGACCCGTCCTCGCCACGCAGCTCCTTCCAGCCCATCAGGAATCGATCCATCAGAGTTTCGTCATCGACGCCATCATCGGACTGCAACTGCTCCAAGACTTCGCGGGTTTCAGATACGGGGGGTTTGCGGAACGTGGCGACGAACGTCACCGGAATGGTTCGACCGAGATCAGAATCCACCTCCGCGGTGACCTTCACGTCGATCTGGGATTTCATGCCTTTCAGAATCATAGTATTGCCCTATGCCTTGTCATTGCCTGGAGAAAGTAGGAACGGCACCGCCCCGCCCCCCGTGAGGGGACGCCAGGCAATGGAAACGATAAGCGGGGCGGGCCGTATTCGATCAGGTGAGAGTAATCACCAATTCGTCATCGCCCGCGTCGGGCAGGAGCCGCAGGCCGAACTGGTATCCCAGCTCGCCGGAAATATCCGTTTCCTGAATGCCTGAAAGCTGAGCCTTCGGCGCATCCACCGTGATGATGTTCCCCGCGGTAGTGCCGTGCACAATCTGGAATGCCGACAGGGTCACGCCGTTGTGGCTCTCCGCCAGGGCGAAGATGTCCTTGTCGCCGATGTCGGGCGCCAGAATGGTCATGTTGCCCACGGGAGCCCGATCAACGATGAAAACCTCTTCGAGGTTCACAAAGTTCAGGTACGGGACCTCGCCACCCCAGTCGACCTCTAGGGCGCGCAGCACAGCGTCATAGGTGCCCAGTGTGCAGGTGGGTGTGTTGGTCTTGTTGACCGGAAGCGGTGCCATGAAGCTGGACACAACAGGAGTCACCGGGGTAATCGCGGCCGGCTTGGCGTAGAGACCCGTGAATGTGAACTGCATCATGGGGATCTGGCCGGGGTTCATCATGAACTGCACCGTGCCGCGCGCGCCCTTGAGGATCTGGCGCTCGCCGTCCTGGTCGTAGTAGATCGTCACCGAGTCGTAATCGTCGGACACCGGCGAGTACTCCACGCTGGTGTCCACGGTGATGTCCTCATCGAAGCCACAGGCACGCAGCAGCGGACCCCAGGCCGGGGCCGTGCCCTCTGTGCCAGAACCGGCCAACTCAACGCCGAAAGTGACCTGGGCGAAAGGCCCGACGTTCAACTGCTCATCGGCGCCCAGGGTGGAGCGGTCAAGGTTTCGCGCGACGGTATCGCCCGCATAGATCGTGCGCTGCAGCCCAGTGGTCAAAATGGCGTTCAGAGCCGCTGTCGGGGTCGGGTCTGTGCCATAGGTCGATTCGACTTTGGCCAGAATGTAGCGTTTACGCGTTTTCATCGGTGGTCACCTCGCTGGGGGTCTGTGCGGGCTTCGCCGCCGGTACTGCGGCCGGGGCCGCGTGTCTCTTCTTTCGAGCCGACTCGGTGCGGTGCACCAGCTTTCGGCTCCCGTCTTTCTGGATCACATAGCTGCCCATGTGGCTCTCCTTACAGGGTTTGTCTGGCTGATCTTTGTGCGGTGACCGTCTCGCGCCACCAGATGTACTCGCCGCGCAGGCCTTCAATGGCGCCACCGGACAGCTCCATGGCGTCCCAGTTGGCTCCTGCGACCCAGCCCTGAGAGGCGGCGCGGAACTGTTCAACGTGCGTCGAGAGATCGGTGAGCTTGCAGCCGATAAGCGCCGCGATCTCAGTTGTCTGAGGCTGAATAACGATGTTGTTCGCCTCGTTCTCTCCAAAGCCGTCAGCAGTTGGATAAACCATGATCAGCGGGAACTCGTCTTGATAATCCTCAACCGGCTCGGTCGTGAATGCGTTCCGAACGGGCGCACTGAGCCCCGCACCCTGCAGGTGCGTAATGAATGCGTCGTGGATCATCTGAGGCCTGCTTTTCTCAATAAACGGTGGTCGAGCTCATGCGCCAGAATGGTGTCCGCCTTTTCGCGCACCAGTTTATTGGCCGCTTCGATTGCCTTACTGGAGCGAGCCATGTGCGCGATTGAGGGGCCAGTCAACTTGCGGAGCTTTTCATCGCCCGCATAACGGGGCTTTTTCCTGGGAACACCCATACGCTGGAATATCTGTGCCACGTTCGCGCGATCCACTTGACCAGCACGGGCTCTCCCCCAGAATCCACCAGGCACCATGTAGCTGCCTTTCGACTTCAGTACTTTGACACGAGCACCCCGACGCGCGCGGGATCGAGACGCCGCAGCCGTGGAGAACTTACGCAACGATAGGCGCTTCCCCGTGTACAAAAGGAAGCCAACCGGAACACCGTTCTTCTCTCGCACCCGCATGACCAAAGCCGGCTTCAGGTCCTTTGCCTTGATGTTGTAGCGCGACACGATGGCCCTGCTGACCTGCGTTGCCGATTGGCTGTTGAGTTTGCGTATGGTGGAAAAAAGCGAGTCTTTGACCACTTTCGGGTCGTAGGTCTTCAGCAGCTCATCTACGTTATCGAATGTATAACTGATCACGTCGTCGCCTCGAATGTGTAGCTGTAGCTGTCATCAGCGAGGCGCTTGCCCAGCTTGAAGGTCTCGCAAACCCCACTCGGCAGCGTTCGCTCGACCAGGTCTCCGCGCTCGGGAACAAGGTCGATGTCGCCATGGGCGATGCGCACGGTGTTGGTTCTACCCACCACCTGCTGGTATTCATCCAGCAATTCAACGTCCTTGCGGATCACCGCACGAACGCTGAAGGAATAAGCACCCGGCCGGGTGAAGGTGCATTCGCTGCCGAAAATATCCGACAACTGGGACGCCATCGTCCCGGCCAGGTCGTCAAACACGGCCGATTACGCCGTTGTACCGTTGCCGGGGCAGAGCTTGACCTCGACCAGCGTGACTCCGCCGGCCGCTGCCGTGGTAGCCACAACGCCGTCCGAGTTGTCACCGGTGTCAGCACTACCGATGGCATCCACGAACTCCCCCGCAGATGCGTCCCAGTCCAGCTTCATGCCGACAGTGATCACGTCCGCAGAGTTGCACGGGACCTCGAAAACACCCTCGACGTGAACCGTTCCGGTCTCGCCGTTGGCAATGTCAGTTGCCGCAACGCCCACCAGGTGACCAACGATGACCACGTCACCGCTGGAAACTGCCGAGCCCCCATTGGTCCACTCGACGGTGGACCCCTTCTGCTTGTAGTTGGCCGCCATTGCGTGCCCTCCTTCTCGAAAACAAAAAAGGCGCCCGAAGGCGCCCTGGTTGGTGGATTACGGCTTACGCGCCGGCGTTCTTGTACAGGCCGCGATAATCAATCGCCTTCGCCGCGAAGTCGTGGCGGGCCTTGATCTCGATGCCATCTATGTTGAAGCCCTCGCGGGTTTCGATGTACACGCCCTGATTACCTTCCAGGTAGCAGTACTCGATGGTGTCCACCTGGTTGTAATCGGCTGCCAAGTACCAGGCGTCACCGGTGAGGCGAGCTTCCACGACGAGGTCCATGCTGTTCTGGTAGACATTGACGTCACCAGAAGCATTGGGGGTCACAGCCGTGAGCAGTTTCTGCATCGCCACCTTGTGTTTCGGACCAACGATCGCGAACCGGGGCAGCACGTTGATCAGACGCCCTTCAAGACCGGTCTGCGCGAGCATCAGCTGCTCGAGCTCACTGAGCGTGGTCTCGGAAGGAACACCGGCGGTGCCAAGGTTGCCGTGGTTGGAGTGAAACAGTGCGGTGCCGTCTGAGAGGGCCGCGTTTGTGGTGAAAACACCCCAAACGATTTCGGATTCAAGATCAGCCGCTGCGCGACCGAACATCATCGGGATACGGATAAGGGCATCCATGTCGTCGTTGATGATGGTCTGGCGAGTGAACGGCAGGATTTTGCCGTAGGTTGCCAGCGAGTAAGTTTCCTTACCGTCGGTCACCTTGCCGTACTTGAACTCGCCGCCTTCCTTGACCTCCTCAAGGGCCGGGGCACCAGACAGCCGGACTCGGTTGATCTCCCGGAAGTCACTCGAGCTGGACTGACGGAATACATCAACGAATGTGCGGCGCCCCGTTTCATACCCTGAGAGCAGGGTCCGATTCGTCAGTGATCCGGCGATATTCACCAGGTCAGAGGTGGACAGTGCTCGAGTGGCGATTTCTCGCTGAGACAGACCGCGAACACTGACGCCCTGCATACCAAGCAGTTCCTCGCTGATGCGCAGCAGTGACATGCCGGCGAAGTTCTTGCCCTCTTCCGTCAGCTTGTCGACGCCGCCACGCGCAAGCAGTGCATTAGTGACCGCGCCGCGCATATCTTCAACCACACCCGTATCAACCGAGGCGCGAACGCCGCGGATATCATGGTCTGGCTCTTGCTCCGCCCAGGTATCGATGATGCGCTGGCGGGCCACGTCCATGCTGACACCCTCGCGGATCAGTTCGTCGGCGAGCGAATTATCCAGGCGCGCGGCACGAACCGCTGACTGGATTTCGGACACACGCTGGCGCTCGGTGGTGACAGCCTGCTGGCTGGCTTCCCGGGCGGCGCGCTGTACATCGCTCTGGGTGATAGTGGCATCCGGGGCCTCAGTGGCCGCCGGGGTCTCGGTGGTGCGATCTTCGGTAGGCATAAGGGCCTCTCCTTGGGTTGAGGGCACTTCGGCCCGGGTTTGAATAATTGCCTGACTGCGTTTTGCCTCGGCGTTGCGGGAAACTGCCGCATCATCGAAGCCAATCGGTACGATGGAGACCTCCATGGGCTCCCAGTCGACGCCGCGATACACTTCCATCTCGCCGACCTTTTCGGTGATCTGGTACTCGTGGACCATGTAGCCCACACTGACATGGCGAAGGATGCCGTCCGCGATGTCGCGCAGGATCGGCTCGACCTTCTCGCGCTGGCTAAATCGAACCTCAACCATCAGGTTCTCGCCCTCGATCCATGCGCGCTCAACCACACCCAGAACATCATCAACGTCCCAGTTGTCGTGGCTGTTCAGGAACGGGGCGCCGTTGTTCAGGCGGTCCAGCCGGATGGCCGACTCGCTGACCTCCAGCTCCTCTAGGTAGTCGCCACGCCAGCTGCGGCGAAGCCCGCGCGCACCAGTCGAGGCAATGAATGTCACAGTCCGCTTTTCCTCATCGTATGAGGCCGGCACCGGTGCGGCTCGTACATCGAGCATCGGTACCTCGCGGGTCTCAGTTTTGGCTGCTTGGGGCATCGCTGCTCTCCTCTGCTGCATTGGTGTTCGGGTTACCCGACAGGGATACCCGGGTGGGGTCCCAGTCGAAATACAGATCGCGCTTTTCCAGCTCCTTGGCCCAACGCTCCCAGGAGGCCAGCACCTGGGCTGGATCGCGCCCGCGCATCTTCACCATATCGGGATAACTCAGAGCCCCCAGGCGCATTTCCTCGCGCAGGGCCTTGATCTCCTCGCTGGGGTTCAGGAGGTCTCGGTGGGGTGCGATCCAATGCAAACGAACCGGCTCGGCGATGCCGGCGGTCACCCGGGCAGCATCGAGGAACCAGTTCAGCTCCGGCCGGCACAGCCGAGGGATCACGATGCGTGACCGCCAGCTGTCAATATTCCGGTAGAACGCGAGCCA